CTTCACCGAGGTCTTCACCTTGTTGACCGAACTCTCGGTCTTCGGGGTGCCGTTCTTCAGCAGAGTCACAACGGGAGACACGATGAATTCGTTCAACATGTCCTGCGCAACACCGGCCACCTCGAAGCAGAGGAAGCGGTCCGCGAGGAACCGCTCCAACTGCTCAAGGTCCGAATGGTATGAAACGACCGTCTTGGGCGAACGCCCGTCAGCGCGCAGCTTTACTTCGAATAGTTCAATTGCCCTGCGCATCATTAGAGGCGGGTTCGCTCGCGGCGGATTCGTTGCCATCCTGAGTGCGTCCTTTCTTCATCTCGGATTTCGGAAGCGGCACTTCCGCGAGGTATCCCTTCTCCTGTGCCCAGACGAGCATCATGCGGAACACGCGCTTGTTCTGGGTCACCGTAATTTCGCTTTTTGCCTTGCCGTTAGGCTTCTTGAGGAGCGCATCGGACTTGAAGAATGTGCCAATCGTCGCCGGGGTGAGTTTGCCGAGTGGTTTGTCCGCGCCGAAGTGGGTGGAAACATTCTCGAGGCACCGCCCGTAAACCTCGACCGTGCGTTCGTTCTTGCCCTCTTCCGTCAGATGCTTAAGGAATGCGGGGATTGCTTTTTCAAACGTGATTTCTTTCGCTTTTGTCGCCATGTTGGATGGCCTCCCTTTTTGTTTTGATTCGCCGGGTTTCAACCCGTTTGTAAAACCGCGTTTCGCCTCCTTCCGTTGTAATGCAGTCACATGTTCGAGCCGGGTGCGGAATAAGCCAAGCCGATTGCAAAAAAAGATTTGGGGCAATCCGGGGACACTCATTTCATAGGTAAAAGGGACATTCAGGAGACGCATTGAACACAGTAGTAATGCCAAAAGACCATCGCGCCATCGGGCGCATTCTTCGCAATCCGCGACTCTGGGGTGAGCAATATCTCAAGAACCGCGACGGCGAAGCGCGTCGCTATTGGGTTCATCAAATAGATGACCTCGAATGTCCGGCGACAAACATCATCCATCTCGACGGGCGCGATTCCGGCAAGACAGTCGATATTGCAACGCTGGCTCTGCACCATGCGTTCATTAAACAAGGCGGTTCCGTTCTGGTGGCCGCGCCGCATCAGGGTCCGGTGGACACCATCGTCGAAGAAGTTGAATTCCAGATTGAGAACAATCCCGACCTGCAATCGAGCATCGCGGTAAACGCGCAGGGACGCGCGAAGATCACCCGTAAGCCTTACTTCAAAATCGAGTTCACAAATGGTTCCGTAATATATTTCCGGCCCGCTGGCGCTTACGGCGATCCGTTCCGGTCGCTCCATGTCGAATTGATTCTGGTGGATGAAGGCGCGTGGCTGTCTGAGAAAGCGTGGAAGGCGCTGCGGCAATGCCTGAAGGCTGGTGGTCGGATGCGTATTTACTCCACGCCGAACGGGCTGCGTGACACGACATACTACCGGCTCACGCATTCAAAGAAGTGGAAGGTCTACCGGTGGCCGTCCTGGCTCAATCCGAACTGGACGCCGGAGCGCGAAGATGAACTCATTGAATTCTATGGCGGGCGGGACACGGCGGGATGGCAGCATGAAGTGGCCGGGGAACACGGGCGGCCCAGTTACGGAGCGTTCAATCTCGAACACCTCACCATCTGCAGGCAGGAAGTGCCGGAGTATGTAAGCGTCGATATCACCGGCGATGAATTGAAGGATTGCGATACCGAGGAGGAACTAGCCGAGCGGCTCGACATGCTGCTTGATCTCGCGCCAGCCGAAGGTTTGTTCTGGATCGGCGGCGACCTCGGGTACACAGCCGACCCGACTGAAATCGTTGTTTTCAGGGAGACATCGGAAAATGAAAAAGCTGTTCTGCGTCTTGTGCGCCGTATTCACATGGAGCATGTGGCCTATCCTCATATTGCCCAGACAATCGCTCTTCTGGACAGCTATCTCAATCCCACGGGCATCGGTGTTGACGCTGGCGGCAACGGCCTTTCCGTGGTTCAGGAGTTGACCGCACTTAATAAATACAAGGAACTGAATCTCGCTCCCCGTCTTCGCGGCTACAACTTCGGAAGCGCTGTCGTCATCGGTGAGAACGACGGGCAGGAAATCAAAAAGAAATGCAAAGAATACATGACGAGCCTGATAAACAAGGGGCTTCAGTCGCGGCAACTGATACTTCCGGCATCCGACGTGGAGATCGAAAGCCAATTCACGACACACACATATTCGATGAAAACGGGACAGGTCATTTACTCAAAGGGCAACGACCATATCGTAGACGCAGTCCGGTGCGCAGTGATGATTCGGGAACAGGAACGGCTTGATAGTCTGGGAGGCGGCGTGGGCGATCTGCCCCTTCCCGTCATGACCAATCCGATCTTCTATTGAAAGGTATATCGAATGACCGATCTGGAATTGATAAAAGAAAAAATGGAGAGTATCACGGACCTGCTGCTTCGAAAAAATAGAGACTACGGCAGCAGCTTCCGAAAGCCTGGTATTCTGTCCGGCGCGCTCGATTCAAAATCAAAGCTCCTTGTCCGCATCGATGACAAACTCGAGCGGCTCGGAAATCTGATTAAAAAGAACTCTGACAGCGATGTTCCAAACGAGAGCGTGTCCGACACCGTGACAGACCTTGCCGGATACTTCGTTCTTCTGGGTATCCTTCTCGACGAGGAAAGACAGGCTGGACGCCCTATGAGCGTGGTTGATGCGCAGTGCAGACGTGACGACACACAGACCGGAGCTTCCGAATGAAAAAGAACAACGAAAACAACAACAGGCGTGGTCCGAACAATCACGCCACGGGTCTGATCATGATCGGGCCGCACATGGGAACAGCCGCCGAAGTGAGCGCATCCGCGTTCAGCGCACAGGCCGTGAGCGACGCCATCCCTAAAACATGGGAGGAGCGCGCGGCCAAGGCGTGGCAGTTTTACGTGGAAGAGCCCATTGTCCAGAACGCGATCAACTCATGGCGCACGTTCGCCATCGGCGATGAAATCCAGTTCAACTGCGATGACGATGACGTCAAGTGGGAAGTCCGCGAGTTCGCCGAACGGTTGAAGTTAAACACGCTCGTCAAGGACGCCGCGCTTCAGGTTTTGACCAAGGGCGACGGTGTTTTGTTCAAAATATACAACAAGGAAAACAACGATATTGACGAAGTCGTCTGCGTCAATCCGATCAGCGTAAAGGTCAAATACGAGAACGGTAAACTCGTCGAGGCGAAGCAGACGCCTGAAACGGCGGGGACTGCGGAAACCATTGATTTGCCGCTCGACCGGACGCTCCACATCAAATGGAACGCGCCGTCATTCTCACCGCGCGGCAACTCGATGATCGTGACCGCGTTCGAGTCTATCGAACTTTTGAGAACGTACCGTAAAGCTGAACAGGCCGTCGCCAAACGATGGACGACCCCGCTCCGCTTTATTCAGGTGGGCGGCCAGTTCGGACAGAAAACCATTGTGCCTGATCAGAAAACGCTTAACACCGTGCGCGACATGCTGAACCGCATGGATATGAAAGCCGGACTGGTCGTGCCGTTCTATGTGAAGGCCGAGACTTACGGCACCGAGGGACAGGTGCTGGATACCGAAAAGAAAATCAAGGAAATCAAAGAGGACATCATCATCGCCCTCGGTCTTGCGAAGTCACTTATCACAGGGGACGGCCCGAACTTTGCAACCGCCTCCATCGGCATGCAGAAGATGGTTGTCATGCTCAAGGAAATCAAACAGGTTGCGCGGGATATTCTGGACTGGATATTTGCCGACTGGCAGAAGATGAAGGGGTACGAGGAGAAAAGCATCAACTACATTTTCAACGACCTTGATCTGACGAACGAGGTGGATTTGAAAAAGCTCTACATCGAACTCTTTGACCGCAAACTCATATCGAAAAACAGCCTGCAGATAAAGATGGACCTCAATCCCGAAGTCGAGGCCTCGCACACGGAAAAGGAGTCCCAACAGGCCATCTCGGTCACCGACCCGAAGCTCATCATCGATATGGTGAACGCCGGAATCATGGCTGTGGGCGTCGCGCAGGAAAAACTGGGGCTGGACAAGGAAAAGAACAAACCGGCGACCGCCGACTGGAACCACAGGCCGCCCATGGCCACCGGCGCGGTGGAGTTCGACACGATCTGCGACGAATGTGAGTTTTTCGACGATGAAAACAACTGGTGCGACGCGAACAACCGGGACACCCGGTTCGATTCCCGCGCCTGCACTTCGTTTGAAAGAAAACGCGCGAAGGAAGGCTGCGGATGCAAGCGGTAGCCGTTGAAAAAACACTTCACGACCGAATCGTCGAGGCGACTCTCGTGTCCCTGCATGAGCGCGACCTTTACACCGAGCAGACGGTCGCCCGCGTCCTGGACTCGCTTCAGCGCGCGGAAAAGGACGTCAAGGCGAGCCTTCTCTATTACGCCAACCTTGGTTCTCTGCCCGAGGGCAAGGCGATCAATCAGGCGTCGCTCAGAAAGCTCCAGCAGCAGATCAGGGATCACATCCGAACCGTCCGGGACGAGCACTCGCTTATCATGAAAACGGCAATCAAAGAGAGTTATCGCTCGGGCATACACAGCGGAATCGGAGATCTCGTCCGGGCGCAGATGCCGTTTTACCGCGATCTCACACCGGACGGCATCAAACAAACCGGCAGCAACATCTTCACGCTGATTGATAAAGACGCGCTGGATTTCATGGCGAACTACAACGTGCAGCTCGCCGGGGACGTTTCCCGCGAGTTGACTGACGGGATCAACCGCGCGATACAGACTGGCATCGCCTCCGGCCACAGTGTCCCGGAAATAGCGAAAGACATCGGGCGCGTGGTCAAAGACCCCGAGGAATTCCGCAAGGCCGGAAAAACCGTTTTTAAGACGGCGCAGTACCGGATGGAGATGATCGCCCGGACGGAAACGCTCCGCGCACACAATCAGGGGCGCATGAAGTTTTACAACACGGTCGGGGTGACGAAAGTCGAATGGATGGCCGTGGGCGACGAGCGCGAGTGTCCCGTGTGCCGGGAACTGGACGGAAAGATATTCCCGATTGACAAGGTTCCGAATATCCCGGCGCACCCTCACTGCAGGTGCCAGATTCTGAATGCCTGGCCGTCCGAGATATGCGGGGCGAAAAATCTCGGCGTCGTGGCCGCGCCGGTGGAAGCCGCCTGCATCCTGCCTCCGCAGACCATCGAGGACATGGCGAAGGAAAAACAGTCCGAGGCGATTAAGATCGGACAGTTCATTTCAAAGGGCGAATGGGACAAGCTCACAATCAAACAACTTCAGGATCAAGCCAAGGCGAACGGCATCTCAATCGCCCGAACCAAGACTGACTTCCTCGATATCCTCAAAAAGAAAACGGGAACCGACTTCTCGCACCTGTCGGGAAAAGACCTGCAGGCGCTCATAAAGGAACACAAAATAGCGGCTCTGCGCAGCAAGGACGATCTTATCGATCTGCTGAAAGCAAAGGCAAAACAGGAGCAAGCGCCGGATTTCGCTTCCATGCCGGTGTCGAAACTCAAAGAGCTGGCGCAGGAAAAAGGCATTTCCCTCAATCTCACAAAACAGGAAGTGATCGACATTCTCGATGTGCTGGAATCCGGTGTGGACCACAGCGGGCTTTCCGGGCAGGCGCTTATCGAGGCGAAAAAGAAATTTAATCTTCCGATTCTCAAAACAAAGGAACACCTTGTAAAAGCATTGGAGAAAAACTTCAAGGAAGAGATCGGAAAGAAAGTCACCAAGGAAGCCGTTGTTCAGGTCGCCGAGGAAACAATCAAAAAGGAAAAAGATCAGATCGTTTCCCTGCTGGACGAGGTCAAGGTTTCCACGGACCCGAAAGATTACAAAACAGTTCTCTCCGCGATAAAGGACGCCGAGACCTATCTCGGCAAGGGCGGATTCTCCGTCGACGACGCTTACCTCAAAGAAAAGGCAGCGGACATCG